ATGACTACAATCAATCTGAAAGATTTTTATTATTGGTACATAGTGGACGAGCTGGTGGAGGTGCCCGATGAAGTGGCCGAGGCACTTATGGCCAGCCGGAGGGATGAAGCGTCCTATCAGCGGCGGCTTACCCGGAATAAGGCGTTTTATTCCCTGGACTGTGATGACGGGATCGAATATTCCGCGTGCCTGCATGAGCCCAGCCCCCAGGAGCTCCTGGATCGGAAAGAGCTGTTTTTCCGTCTGTGGAATGCCCTCAACTCCCTGCCGGAGATCCAGGGCCGCCGGGTGGACGCTCACTTGATCCTCGGCAAAAGCTACCGTCAGATCGCCCGCGAGGAGGGCGTGGACAAGAGCGCCGTCCGTTGTTCCGTGGAAAGCGGCATCAAACGGATGAAAAAATATTTGAGAGAAAATTTCTAATTACCATCTCCATTTGCTCCTTTTTTGTCCTGGGTATATGAGAGGAAGTTTTTCCCTCTCCGTAAAGGGGACGCGGGGGCCCCAGGCCACAGTGCCGGGCCGCCTCCCTCTTTGCGGGGGAGCGCCGCAGCCGAGGATGCTGTCTTATGACGGGGCAAGAAAATGAGCGCAGTGCTCCCCTATATCTTTATGAAAAAGGGGAACGCTCTATGAACTACGATCCAGAATTGGCGGCCCTGCTCTCCCAGCCGTGGAGCGAGGGGGCCTGCCGGGGCTATGTGATCTCTGCGATGGAGCGGTGCGGCTTCAAGCCCACCGACATTGAACAGGTCATGCTGGAGCTCCACGAGGTTTTTGACTACACTACCCCGGAGGAGGCTGCGGCTTACTACGAGCGGAGCCCCTATTGACTTCTGGACAAAGTGTCCAGAGGTCACACCATCAAGCGGCCAGCGCCCTATGCGGGTGCTGGCCGTTTCCTTTATCCATACCGTTTTAAGAGGGAGGTATTTTATGCAGGCACAGGTCAAATACGAAAGCGAGATCAAAACTGCCGTTCTTGGGGATCGGACGATCACCGTCAAGAATGTTACCCCCATATACTCGCCGCAGGAGCGGGACAAACGAAACCGCGAAATTGAACGGCGGCTGTTTGATGTGTTCGTAAAGTACGCCGGACAGAGGGGGTAGGCCGGAGTCATCCTTGTTGCATGGGGGCATTAGAGGTATAATATAGTTGTAGGTTGGCTCCCATTTATGGAAAGGGAGCTAATTATGGATAACAGAATTGACGCGATTTATGGGCGGCAGTCGATTGACAAAAAGGACAGTATCAGCATTGAAAGTCAGTTTGAATTTTGCCGTTACGAATTGAAAGGCGGTGAGGGCCGGGAGTACAAGGATAAAGGTTACTCCGGCAAGAATATTGAACGCCCGGACTTCCAGCGGCTTTTGCAGGACATCAAGCTGGGGCTCATCAAGCGGGTGATTGTCTACAAGCTGGATCGGATCAGCCGCTCCATTGTGGACTTTGCAAAGCTCATGGAGCTGTTCAAGCAGTACAATGTGGAGTTTGTGTCCTGTACGGAAAAATTTGATACCTCTACCCCGATGGGCAGGGCGATGCTCAATATCTGTATCGTGTTTGCCCAGCTGGAACGGGAAAGCATCCAAATGCGCGTGCAGGACGCTTTTTATTCCCGGTGTACCAAAGGCTACTATATGCGGGGCCGGACGCCATACGGTTTTGATACTGAGCCCATCGTCATGGACGGGATCAAGACAAAGAAGCTGGTGGAAAACGCGGAAATGGATTTTGCCGAGCTGATGTACCAGATGTATGCGGAGCCGAGCAGCTCCTACGGCGATATAACCCGGTACTTTGTCAAAAACTCCATTGATGTCTATGGAAAAGCCCTGCAACGGGCCTTTATCTCAAAACTGCTGAGAAATCCGGTCTATGTCCAGGCCGATATGGACATCTACGAATACTTCAAAGCCCAGGGCGTAAAAATCGAAAGCCCCCCGGAAATGTTCACGGGGGACAATAGCTGCTATCTCTACCAGGGCCGGGAGGGTGAAGAACAAATCCTTGTAATCGCTCCCCACCAGGGGCGCATCCCCTCCAGCCTTTGGCTGACCGTCCAGCGCAAGCTGTCACAAAACACCTCATTCCAGAATGGCCGCAAATGCCACAATACCTGGCTGGCCGGGAAAATCAAGTGCGGACGCTGCGGCTATGCTCTGGTGGGCTTGAGAGCCCAAAACGGCGTTACTTACCTGCGGTGCAAGCAGCGGGCCGATAACGGGAGCTGCGAGGGTGCCGGTACGCTGACGGCGCAAAGCATGGAGTCCTTTGTGTATGGCGAGATGGTGGAGAAAATGCGGAAGTATCACACGCTGAAAGGCGGCAAGGAACCGGGCTATAACCCCAAACTGACCGCCGCCCGTGTTGCCCTGGCAAAGACGGAAAGCGAGATTGAGAAACTTCTGGACACTTTGTCCGGGGCAAACCCGCTGCTCCTGCAATACGCAAACAATAGGATCGAGGAGCTGGACGCAGAACGGCAAAAGCAGTTAAAGCTGGTGGCCGATCTCACCGCTAATTCCGTTTCGGACACGCAAATTGACTGTATCACGAATTACCTCAACGATTGGGAGTCCGTGAGTTTTGACGATAAGCGCAAGGTGGTTGATATTCTCATATCCCACATTGATGCAACCAGTGAGAGCGTTACAATCCACTGGAAAATCTAAAGCCTGTTTCACTTGGCATTATGCCTTTGTAAAAAATAGTTTGATATACCTTGTAGGCTGGCAGAAATTCGTTATTCATCTTCGCTCCCTCCTCACTTTGATTCGCTCCATCTGCCTCCAGTAGAGTAATTCCACTCAATCGTTCCATCTTCATAACGGATAAGACCATGAGCCGTCAGAGTCCATCCATCAGAAGTTCGCCGCATCTGTGCGGTGGTATCGTTTAATAGGGGCCTTTTTTCCACAGACAGGCATAGATAACTCCTGTCATTTCGGTTTTGATAAACCTGCCCCACCTGCGGAACAAAGTAACTGCCTTTCATGCTGAAACATCTCCTTTGCCGATAAAGAAGGGGAGGACCGCACCCGCAGCCCTCTCCCTTGTTATTTTTTGACCTGTTTTCTTTTAAGCCACACCAGCCATATTGAAAAACTCATTCGGCGTCAGCACCCGAATGCCCAACTCCTGTGCCTTGGACAGTTTGCTGCCGGCCTTCTCACCGCAGACCAGATAATCGGTCTTGCGGCTCACCGAACTGCCGGCCACAGCGCCCAGAGAGGCGATCAGGCTGTTCATCTCATCGCGGGTATAGGGCTCTACTTTGCCTGTCACCACAATGTTCTTCCCGGCAAATGGAGTGTCCTGGCCGACTGCCTGATTGTTGGCCGCGGCCGGCTTCTGGATGTTCATCATCATCTGTAATTCCTCCCAAATACAAAAATTTTCTTCATTGCAGAACCATTCATGGATATTGTTGTGCAGCGTCTCTCCAAAATCAGGGAGCTGGCGGAAGTCATAGCCCGTATAAACCGCGTCCCGAAATTCTTCAAGACTGCCATGGAACTCCCGGCAGAGAACACCGCTGGCTGTGTTGCCGATCATGGGAATGTCCATGGCAATCACATACCGTTCAAAGGTGGTGTTGCGGCTCTGCTGGACAGCATCCCACAGGCGCTGCCAGGACTTTACGCCAAAGCCCTCCATGCGGATAATTTCATCCCGGTGCTGATCCAGCCGGTATAGATCCAGATAGCTGTGAATCCATCCACGGCCAATCAGTTTTTCCAGCGTCGCCTCGGACAGCCCCTCAATGTTCATCGCCTTCTTGCTGACAAAATGGACAAACTTTTTGAGTTTCCGTGTCTCGCAGGCGGCATTGTCGCAGAACAGAGTCTTGATGATCCGCTCCTTGCCGTTTTCATCCCGCCCTTTGGTTTCATGAACGCGGGTCGGCTGGCCGCAGCAGGGGCACTGGTGCGGGAACGCCGCTTCCAGATTGAAACCGCCCCTGTCCATGTTTTCCTCCACATGCGGAATGATCATATTCCGCTTGCTGACCAGTATGCGGTTGCCCGGCATCAGCTCCAGGTCCTCAATGAAGGACAGATTGTGCAGGCTGGCCCGCGTCACTTCGCATCCTTCGATTTCTACTGGAGCAAAGATGGCTACAGGCGCAATCTCACCAGTCCGTCCCGGCGTCCACTCGATGGAACGAAGCGTTGTCTTAAACAGCTCGTCCTCAAATTTGAACGCCAGCCCGTCCTTATAGTGATGTCCTGTGCGTCCGCAGCCTTTGGAAAAGGCAATATCATTGTAGGTTACAACGATGCCGTCGATGGGAATATCGCTGTCTTTTGCATACTGCTGCAGCTGCTTGATGCCGTCCTCGGTTTCCGCCTGTGTCAATGGCCGCTTCGTCACCAGATATTTGCACGGGGTAAAGCCCAGCGGCCGAAGCTCTTTGAGGCGTTCCGACTTGCGGGGCAGATCATCAAAACCCTCCAGAACATTGAAGGGCATGAAGGTCACGCACCGTTCCATGCACTCGCCGGCATCCCGCAGGCGCACCGAGCCAGCCGCCAGATTACGGCCATTCTTGTAGGTTTCACCATTCTCATCCACTATCGAAGTATTCAGGCGCTCAAAATCACTGGGACGGATAAACGCCTCGCCGGTGACTACCAGACGCCCTGGGTACTGAACATGAGCTGGAATCCCACTGATTGCTCTGGCGTTGTGAGTGACGATCTCACCCTCATCACCGTCGCCCCGTGTGGCCGCTTCCACCAGTTCGCCGTTCTCATAGGTCAGTTTGATGGTAAGGCCGTCCAACTTGAGCATGATCATCACCTGATGCTCGCCCATAAACCGGCACAGGTCTACGCTGCTTTTTACTTTATCCAGAGAAAGGAGCGGGATTTTATGGGCGGTTTTCTCCAACTTGCCTACCACGGGATAGCCCACGGTAACAGTGGGAGAGTTCGACATCTGGATGCCCGTCTCCTGTTCCAGTTTGTGAAGTTCATCAAAGAGCCGGTCATAGACCTCATCGCTGACGCTGGGATTGTTGTAGTTATAGTATTCGTTGCGGTAACGGTTGAGCCGGTCGGTCAGTTCCCGCTGCTTTCTCAAAGTATTCTGTTCCATCAGGCCGCCTCCTCATCCAAAACACGGAACGCCATAATCAGCGTTTCCGCCGTTTTTGTTTGATTCGTATATGAACTGCACACGCCGTCCTCAAATGACCAGGTGCTGGCTGCACCCCACCACATTATGGAGCCCCGCCCATCGTTTGCCGCATTGATGCGCGGATCGGGCGGATTGAGAATTTTGGTGTAAACACCCTGGGTATTGACCCATGTGACCTCCCGCAGTTGGCCGATGCATCCGGGCCGGCAGTGGCCGGTGACCTCCAAGCGTGTGCCCGGCCGCAGCCTGCGTTTGAGCTGATTCAAATTTTTGATCATGCTGCACCTTCTTCCTTCTTCCGTGGATGGGCGGCATAACGCCCAAAGTTTAATTCCCTGATCATGTCCTGAATGGTGTTGTCATCCTCCCACGCAGCGGAGAGAGTGGCCCGCTCCGGCCCTTCACCTATATGGATGCTCACGGTCCCACCGTAAATCTGCATCAACACATCAGGCCGCTGGGCGCAGACGATTGCTAAATTTCCAATCTGTTTCATTTTCTTCTCCTTCTATCTGATATTCAGCCAGACCACAATGGGCCGGTCAAAGTCCGCAGTCACATAATTCTTTCGCGTATGGATAGGGCGGTAACGCCCATCCAGTTCGCACTCCACGCTCTGCTCAATACGGCCTCCGCTCTGGGCCAGATGCTCCCGGAATGCGCGCAGGGTATGCAGGCGCACCGCCAGCGGGTCGTTCTCCCTGCATCGCAGGTCCGCACAGTACACATAACTGCGCGGATTTTCTTTGAGCATAAAGCCGTAGGTCATATACAGGCGGCACTTGCGCTCCCGCTCCCGCTCGATATGCTTCACATAGTCTACGGCGCTCTTGATGCCCTGCGTCAGATAAAGATACCCCATCTGATAACGCTGCTCATCCGACAGGGGGAGTTCCGTCTTTTCCTGCCCCGGCAGTCCTTTATAGATGTGGAAGCTCTCCGGTGCATAGCGGTAACCGTGGATGTGGTACTCAAAAGATGTTTTTCTCATAAAGCCTCCTTGCAACAGTTGGCCGGACGCCCTCAAAGGACGCCCGGCCATTGTACCTGTATCATGCAGCCGCAGGGAGCTCCTGCTGCTGCACGACTTCTTTGTTTTCCATCAAGTCAGCCAAAAGCACATCTGCCAGCAAATGGCCGGCAAGGTGCCCGGTATGGATGACCACTCGATCTTTCTTCATTTGGATAAACTCTTCGTTGCGCAGGACGCGGCTCTGCTCGGCCAGCTTCAAATCTTGGCCTGTGAGCCGTGCCGCAATGACTTTTTGCCACTTCTGCAGAAATTCCGTCGCCTGCTCGATGTCCTCGTGCTGGCGGTCAAACAGCGTGCGTTTTTGACGCACAGTGCCGTCCGGCTCAATCTCCAGTGTGTAATAGGGATCTTCTGGTTCCTCCGCTCGGCGCAGAAACATGATGAAGCTCTCCCGGCGCTCGATGCGGTCATAGTACCGCTCGCCGGCGCCGTCATTCCCGACACAATGGTGAAGCATCCGTCCCTCTTTGATAATATCAAAAGTATTTTGAGGGGCAATGACCAGATAATCTTCATCTGCATAGGCATACTTTTTCTGCAATTCCTCGCAGATGGAGCGAACATGGGGGTACTTCTTGTCCATGTTCTCTGCTTGAAGCTCTAGGCTTCCAGCCTCACACTGGATAACCAGTTCATCATGCCGCTGACGCAATTTACGCGCACGATAGATAATTTCATCGCTGGTGTCGATATGCAGACGCTCTGCCATAGCAAGGTAGTCCTGCCATGTGGTCAACGCCTGCCGACAACTTCCGTCAAAATACGGCTTCTGTTTTTGCAGATAGTTTCGGATCTGAATCGGACTCATGCGGTCCGCGATGAACAGAATATCTTTGGCGCTGATCCGTTCTTTTTTAAACCAGCGAAACAGTTCATCCGGTATGCGTTGATTGGTCCGCTTTTCAAGCTGCAACCATGCCAGGTCTTCCGTATCGCCATTTATCTGCCGCAGACGGCGGAATTTGGGGCCGTCTAATCCCAATGCTCGAATCAGTCGCGTCTCATTTGGATAGAGTATCCGTTCCCGCACAGAATCACAATGTTCAAAGCATTCTTTTGTCAGCCTCGGCAAGTCTGCCTTCCAAATCTGCTCCATCTTCGGCATCCGCTTCCAAACAGCCAAATACTTTTCCGGATCAGTCACCGGATGGGTGCGTATCCACTGCACAAGGCCAGTGCCGAACAGCTCCTTCTGTTCCATGCAGGGAAGGCTCTTGCCATAGACCCTGCCTGTCTGATTGCCACAGTAACTATAGTAGCAGGGATTACCGGAAATCCAGCGTGTTTCCCGCTGGCAATACACGCCCCAATAGTAAGAGCGTATTTCTCCACTGCGGTCATAAATCGAACGGCGAAACTCATGCCAGTAAGGCTTTCCAGAGGGCAGACTGTCTTTCCAGTAAGTCCTCTCTGCCCAGAATTCACGGAGAACAAAGCCATCCTTGCACCGCTGAATCAGATAAGCATAGTCCTTTTCTGTCCGAATATACCCGGCGCGCCCCAGGGCTTTGAATACAATGGGATGCCGGCAGCAGGCACAGCGTCCTTTCTTATTGTGATATGGATGCCCGGATATAGGGACCTCTTTCCCGCAAAAAGTGCAGTACCCTGATTTGGCTCCACCGCGTTTATAACGATAGAAGATGAAATTTTCCCGTACAGCTACCTTATCAATCCAGCGCGTCCAATCCTTGGGCAGCTCAGGCACCTGAGCCAGATCCTGATCCCACGCGCCGGTAATTCGTTTGTGTCTCTGCTCCAACTGTTCGTCCCGTACATTTCTCTGAAAATCAAGGATACCGAGATCACCGCCGCGTTCCCCACAAAGATAGTCCTGTACTATGGCAGTATCTTTCTCGCTGGCCCAGCAGGTGGCATAATAGTTTCTACCCGGCCAATTCAGCCTGTCCAGTTTGGCGTCCCGCCATTTTTTCTCTAAATGGTCGTAAGTCAGAAACTGGTGCGCTTTCTTGTCAAGGAACACTTCATAAGCAGGATTGTTGCCATCCAGCCGCAGATGTTCCGGCAGATAAAAAGCCGCTTTGAGGATGCCATCCCGAACGACGCAGTTCATATATGGATAGTAGGTCCGTTCAACATAGCGATAGCCATAGGGGCTTTCATGCTGTTTCGGCTCATCCGCTATTGCTGCCTGTTTCATCTCCGGCGTTGCCGTCAATTTCGGCATTGCCAGAAGTACAGATTTCTTCAATTTAGTTCACCATCCTTTTTTCAAGCTCCACTCCATACCAAATTCCTGGTTGGAGCGTTTTCCCGTCAATCTCCGCCACCACGATCTGCTGGATGCCGCCGGTAGTGCCGTCCTCTTTTGCAAAAGCAAGTACATCTCCGTTCCGAGTCCCTTTTGCAATAGGGTCGGCGCCGCGCACCGCTGCATAGCCATTCCACGCTTCAGCTTTGTCCGCCTTTATATTGCTGTTCCACTTCCGCTTCGGGTGGTCTGCCATAAAAGCAAGGCCATGGAGGAAAAGTTCTTTTTTTGTCAGCCGTTTCAAAATTGTCAACTCTGTACAGGAAATTTTGGAATCGACACCATCTTCGTCAATGTCTCCGCCGGCATCGACAATATAGTATTCTGCGTGGTTTATATCTCCGTAATAGCTCAAGCAATCCAGCGGGTCCTCAGCACAGTGAAACCCATTATGAGCGCAGTTGGCCTTTTCTGTTACATTGAGTCCCATCTTAAACTGGTAGTCTCGGCAAATCAGGCCAGGAAGAAATCCTTTATATGCAATCATGCTGCACCCCCTTAACCTGCCTTTGCCATGCCGAGATCCAGCAGCGACAACTGACCATCGTTGGCAGGCTTTTCCTTCTGCACAGGCTTCGGTTTGGCTTCTGCCTTTTTCTTTTCCTTCTGCTTCTTTTTGGTGGTTCTGGCGAAATCTTTTCCATAGTAGGGGTTCGGTACAAACTTTTCTTCTTTCTCATGATCCTCTTTGGCGTCTGGGTCGCGGAAATAATCCTCTGCCCACTGGTAGCACAGATCGTCCGGAACATCACAGCCATACCCTTGGCTGCCCGGACCTGGCTGAATGCCGCTTGCTTTGAGTTCATCCTGAATGTAGTCCCACGCCTTGCGGCTGATGTACTGGAAACAGTGGATCATTGACTTGCGCGGGTGCATGGTGAGGCGTGCGAAAGCAATATCCTCCAGGCACTTGGTTTGGATAAATTCTGCCACACACTCCTTCATGTTGCGCCGGGTCAGTTTTTCTGTATCTGTGCTGACCCGCTGCATGGAGGCGTTCACCACCTCGTCGTCGCTCATCGCGGCCAGACGCTCCAACTGCTCCTGCTCGGCCTTTTTCTTTTCAGCCTGCCGGGCTTCCCATTCTGCTTTGCGCTTGGCTTCAGCTGCCTCATGCTCGGCACGGCGTTTTTCCTCGTCCGCATCGGTGGTTACATCGGCCTTGGCGGGCGCCTCCTGCTCTTTACCGGCATCGTCCCCATCCGCGCCCTCTGCCTCGGAAGCATCGTCTCTGTTCATTTCTGCCAATTCCTCGGCCCCATCGTCTGCATCAAATGCGGGTGATGGCGGTGTCTCCACGGCAGGGGAAACCGCTGAACGGCTGGCCGACGGCACCGGCAGCTCGTCAAAAGTTTCCTCATCCTCAAAGGCGTCTCCAGCCGGTACTTGTTCTGCGGGAAGTCCGAGTTCCTCCTGCTTGTTCAGTGCCATTTCTGAAAAATATCCCATAGTGATCTCCTTTCCGTCGTTTCATAAAAAAGGCACGGAACAGGCCAATGCCCATCCCATGCCTTTGCCACATTGTTTTACAGCACATAAACCAATGTACTGTAACCGTCAAAGCAGTAACACACCACATTCGGATATTGCTTTGACCATTCCTTGATTTGATCCTGTATTGCTTGAGCTTCCCTGCGCGCTGGACCGTTCCACGGCGGCGGAACTGTCACCGTGAAAAAGCCTTTTTCTGTACGGGGCCGCACATCAGCGTCCAGATGGACGCATTGCTCCAGGAGCGCCAAAAGCTGGCTCTCCTTTGTCTCACTCACGACAACCATCAAAACCTCTCTTGTGTCTTTTCTGGAATTTCCTTCTTTGCGAGCATAGGGGAAAACTTTACTTGTCTAAACTGGTCTTGTCCACTTACATAATAATACGCCCGCTTGGCACCGTGATTCAGTTCCACTACATCGGAAATCGCCATTGGCCGCCCGCGGCAGCCTTCAGGCAGCCGCTCCCGGCAGTCGGCAAACAGGCGCTTCAAAAGTGTGTCATCCGATTCCTCCGCTGGGCAGTAGATTTCTCCACTTCCTGCCACATAGTACATCGCCGCAGGCGGCTGTTCATAACCAGCCGCTTTTAACGCTGTAATATCCTTGAAAGCAAATGGGATCGCGTTCTCTTCGTCCAGTTGAAGTTGATAAAGTACAAACCTTTGTTTTCGCCGCTGTAGCTCCAACAGGGCGGCAAGAGCGTCCCGGCCGCCGCACAGGAAGGTTTTATGTTCCTCCCCTGTCAGCCCCAGATACTCTGTCAGTCCGGTGTCTTGCTCGGCCCGGTGCTGCCACTGTTCCACGCAGTCCTCAATGTGGGCCAGCTTGCACAGCCCGCGCAGATACTGCTCTTTGAAACTCAACTTTTCAATTTCCTTTTGCCGCTGACTGCCCTGGCGCAAAGCCAGCTGCCAGTCATCAAACCCTTTATAATTGGGATTCCAAGTCAACCGACGACAATTCATGCCGTGCTTTTGCGCCATTAAGTAAATTTTAGATGCCCCGGCCATGATCATTTTGTTGTTGTACTTGTCCATGTCGTGGGCTTCAATGATCTCCTCTGTACCACTCTGCGCCAGCAACGCAAACATAGAGTCCAACGGACTGGTGTTATTTGCGCCGGCAATCGCAACGAAAGTACGCCCGGTCAGGTAATGGGAGATGTCTGCCTTCAAAAGTCCTTCAATCACATAAACGACACGGGCAGATGGATTTCCTACCAGATGTACCGGGCTGCCCGATCCTGTTCCGCCCTTTTTTGAGGAAGACGAAAACCAGATATATTTTGCTCCCGGCTTTTCCGGCGGATCATCCTTGTTTTTCAGCGGTATATCCAGTTTGATTTGGAATCCCTGCAACATGCCGTCAAAGCCGATGGCAGGGATCAGGATGCCGGCTGTTTTTTGATAAAAAGCCATAGTCCAATGTCCGCCGTCATCCCGATAAAATCCCGGCACTCCCTGTACCTTGCATCCCTGCTTGATCAGCCGTTCTGTAATAGACCGGCATAGAAAATGCGGTGGGGTACTCTTAACGCCCAGTGCGTCAATCTGCTCATCAGACAGCCCGCGTTTAGGGGAGCGCAGATGCTCCCGATGCGCCGGCCGCAGCGTAAGTTGAGCAAGCAGCAGGGATAGCGTCTGGTGGATCTCTGCTGGACTGGCCTTATTCGACTGTGGTACTGTTTTTCGCTCGGAAGAAGAATGACTGGCAGGGGCAGCCCAGGCCCCCGAAGTTGAAGGGCATGGGCTGGCCGGCCGTTGTTGGGCTTCATTCCCGGAGCGTGCGTGTTCCTCTTGGATATTGTCACACAGAGCTTCTGCAATCTCCCAGTAGGCATCGGATGTTGTCGTATGATTAAGTTCAGCATACAGCGCCAGCATTCCGCCATGTGCATTGCAGTAGTTGCACCGCCAGACATTCTTGACGAAATTGACATTCATCCGCCCCTGGCGGTCACCGCAGAACGGGCAGTCCACATAGATGCTGTCCGCCTGTTGACGCCTGATGCGCAGGTTTAATAGATTGACAACTTCCATGATGCCGAAAGGAAATTCATCCGGGTATGAGCCCATTTGTCATTCCTCCCTTCATACCCGAGCCAGGGCTTCGCATCAACCGGCCTTCTGAAGTGAATTGAGGACCAGCTGGGCGGCAGCCCGAACGATGTTGTCCTTGCTTTTGTTGCCCGGAGTCAAATAGAAACGCAGATTGACAGGCCGCTTCTTCGCCACCTCTGCGATAGTCAGCCCCCGGCATACGCCGCTGTCCACAACGACCTCCTGTGCCTGTTCCAGCGTCATCACCTTCAGAATATCCTCTACTGGCATATCCGGGGTGTATGCAGGGGCCTCTTGTACGACTTTGGCTTCGGGGACCTCCTGTGCCTCCTTGGCGACTGTCAGATCCTCCGCAGGGCGCTGAACTGGCAGTTCTTCCGCAGGGAGATGAATTGGCAATTCCTCCGCTGTCTTGCTGTTTTCCGGCTGCTCTGTCGTTGGCGCGGAATCCGCTGGCAGCGTATCCGTGTTTGTAGTAGGGCTTACCGGCAAACTCTGCTCATGGGCCGGAGTTGCTGCAGGCTGAATCTTCGTTCTTGCTGTTTCTGCGTTTTCAGATGCCCTCTGTGGCGTTTGTGTGCCCCCGGAAACGGAATTACCCTCGGAAAGAACAGCGGCCTTCTGCGAGGCGCTGGAGGGCTCCTGCGGCAACACAGTGCTCACAGGCGGAGTAATGGCAGAGGGCTGCGTTTTACTCACAGGCGCCGCTTTCTGTACAGAAGCGGCATGAGTGTCGGCGCTCACAAGCTGGATACCAAATCCAGCGTCCGAAAGGGCCTGGCTCAACGCCTCATTTTGAGCTGCCTTCACAAAGTCCCTGCTATCCTGCATGGTCTGCTGGGCAACGCTCACGCTGAACGGCTCCGCGTCACTGCGGTCCAGAAATACCTTGGCCTCGAAAATCGCCATCTGCTCTGTGATCCTCATGGCCGTCAGACGCATACGCCCGTTGGGGTGTGCCATTCGGAACCAGAGTTTCTGATAGGGTAAGTCCAATTTCATGGAGTCCCCGGCACGCCGGAGGAACTTCAGCGGGTCGAACCCCGGTACCTTGTTCAGTTCCGCAGCGGCAGGAACGGCCTCGTACATCGTTTTTGCATTATTGTTGTTGTCACTCATCTTCATAAACTCCTTCCTGTATAATAAATAGGGGACGCTGGGCATTTTTCTGCACCTTGCGTCACATTTTTAGCCTGCGTGCTTCAATTCTTTTTCCAAGTCCGCCGGAACGGGAATACCGGCCCGCCGGGCGTACGCCTTATAGTACAGGTGGATGCGCTCACCCAGAAGCGTGTTGCGTTTGCCGATCTCGTTGCGATGGATTGCCATGAACAGTACCTGCTTTTGACCGATGAGCACCACACGCTTTTTTGCGCGGGTAATGCCAGTGTAGAGCAGATTTCGATAGAGCATGACAGTATGTGCCTTTAAGAGCGGCATAATGACCGTATCGTACTCGCTGCCCATTGCTTTATGAATCGTGGTGGCATAGGCGAGGTCCAGATTGACCATATCCTCTATGCCGTACTCCAACTCACGGCCCACACCGAAGTCAAGTCCAACGCGAGTTCCATCTTCATCATTTTTGATATAGCGGATGAATCCCAGGTCGCCATTGGATACCTTGGCAGTGTTTTTGGTCTGCATGATCCGGTCATTGACCCTGAATACCTTGACGCCGATTTTGATTTCTTCCTCGGCGGAACGAAACGGGTTGACCACTTCGCGGATCGCTTCGTTGAGCTGTTCCGCAGAGGCCGCGCCGTCCGAGCGGAAAGGCGACAGAATCTGCACCCGGTCAATCCCACTTTCCTCGATCTCCCGGCAGTAGCGGGCAACAATTCGTTCAGCGGCTTCCGCCTGATTGTTGCTTGTCATGAAAACGAAATCCTGGCCGTAGTACAGCTTGGTGTTGCCTTCGTTAATGAATTTGGCGTTGTAGGCAATCAGGCTGTCCTTGGACTGACGGAAAATCTGATCCAGCACCGTCACGGTGATAAGGCCGCAGTCAATCAGTTCGCGGAACACATTCCCGGCGCCTACACTGGGAAGCTGATCCGGGTCTCCGACAAGAATGACCCGTGCTCCACCTTTGATGCGTGAGAAAAATTTATTTGCCAGCCACATGTCCACCATGGAAAACTCGTCCACAATGATCAAATCGGCCGAAAGCGGCTCTTGGGTGTTGTTGCGTTTTATTTCATCTTCCTCGCTGGCGAGCCCCAAAATGCTGTGCAGCGTTTTGGCCTTATCAACCCCGGTGCTTTCCGCCATACGCCGGCTGGCTCGGCCTGTCGGCGCCATCAAGGCGATCTCTCCCTGGGGATGCAGGCGGCGGTAGACCTCCAAAATTGTTTTCAGCACGGTTGTCTTGCCGGTGCCCGGGGAGCCTGTGATGATGGAAAGATTGTGGCGATAGGCTGCATACACAGCCGCTTCCTGTTTTGAGGACAGCGCCAATCCAATTTCTCGTTTGACCTGCTCCAAAATTTGTTCGATCTTCTCCGGAGCAGGAGGCTCCACCACACGCATCGCAATCCGGCGGGCGGTTTCATCCTCTTGTGCAAACACACGGGGAAGATAAATGTCTCCTTTGACGGATACGACCTCTCCATGCAGGATCATATCTTCGAGGACATCGCTGACCTCTTGTGCATGGAGCCGAAGCGAAGGAATAGGGATTTTAGCGTTGAGTAATTGGAGCGCCTCTTTTTGCAAAGCCTCACTGGTCAAAAACAAATGTCCGTTTTTCCCCTTGCTATCCTCCAACGCCCAGAACAAGGCGCCTTTGATTCGCATAGGGGCGCGCAGGTCGCCTCCGTTTTTCTGAACGATGGCATCCACCCTTAAAAAGCCAAAACCGGATATTTGGCAAAGCTCAAACGGACTCTTTTTCAAAATGTCCACGCTGGCCGGGCCGAAAAACTGATAAATCTTCTGCGCTGTTTTCGGTGTAATCTTGAACGGGGAGAGCAGCGTCATCAGGTCTTGCAGCATCCGGCTCTCTGCATATGAGGTCTTGATGGCCTCCAGCTTATTCTCCGTGATGCCTTTGATCTCCAGCAGCCGCTCCGGGCGATTTTGCAGAATGTCCAGTGTCTCCACGCCGAAGCGTGATACGATCTGTTTGGCGAGCGCCGGCCCAATGCCTTTGATAAGGCCAGAGGCCAGATAGCCTTCCACTCCACTCTTGGTTTGAGGGACAATTTCATGCCATTGCTCCACCTGAAGCTGCATCCCATACTTTCCTTTTTTCCATTCGCCATCCAGTTCCAGTTCTACCGCATCTGTGCGGGGCAGTTCGTAGCCGGTTGCCACAAACCGAATCAGATGATCCTTGCGTCGGCGGGTAGACCTGGCTTCTTGGGGTACATCCTTCTCCGCGGTTTTTACACTGATGATGCAGAACTTATTTGCAGGATTATAGTAAATTGTCCCATCATAAGTTCCTCTATGGATCAAATCATTTTCCTCCTTTCTCATGCCGTCTTGGTATCAATTTTCACACTGAACCTTCGGGATTCTGAAACGGTTACATACTGCTCGTAAATATCAGGGTGATCCAGCTTCAGCCGTATCAGATTGTCTTTGTCAATGCCGGGCGTTCTCACTGGATTGTAGGTGACAATATAGTTCACCCCATCCTGTTGGCAAACGGCCTTGCAGCTCTTGCCCATTTCCGCAACCAGCGCCGCTTTCAGCCGCTTCATATCCGCCTCAATCTCTTGGCTGCCCGCTTCCGTGAGTTTCTTCTGCTCCTGAAGCTGGAGATAGCGCATCAATTTGGCTGTCAGGCTCAAATCAAGCGTTACAACGGGAGCGTCCTGATCCGCGGAGCCCGTATGCCGGCGCACGCTTTCAAGCACCAGATCACCATCTTCGGTATAAGGCGGCGGCGTCCTGGTAAGAACATGGTTTTCCCAGAAATACTGCTCCAGGAAAATCATCTCCTCCTCATAGGACTCGTCCCGCCGGATTTCACGAATAATGGTTTCTTCCTCGTTGTTGCCATACAGGCAGCAGAAGAAGCAGCGGTCCACATTCATGACAGCCATATAGTGCCGCCCTTGGGTTTCATAATAGACGGGAACAGTTTCTTCACCGTTTAGCCACCAGTTATCCCTTGCGTTATAATTTGTCGTTTTAATCTCCAGAATTGCGGTACTGCCATCCGGCAATTCCACAAAATAGTCCACATCGGCCAGCATCCACGAATACTGCGGGTGCTGGAACATTTTTTTGATCTGATAGACCTTGTACCCTGTGCGGTGTTGGAATATCTTCGCCACCAACGGCTCCAACAGGTGCCCCATTTCCAGGGCAACCCAGTTGTCCTCATTATCTTCGACTGCTACGATATTCAGTTTGTCAAAATAGAGGTCTCTTGCCGTCCGCCAGGGTGAAATCCCCAGCAGAGCCGCCACATCACTGCCGCCAATCCCTTTCCGGCGGTATGCAAGCCATTCCTCTTCGGACAGGCCCGCCGTTTCCACCAAAATTTTGGGTTGACTTCGCTTTTCGGCGGCCACATTGCTCGCCGGCATCTTTAGCACCCCCTCCGTGTTCGGCGGGGAATAGCGTGTACTCGAATCATTGGACTATGGACTTGGCTGGATTTGGGCACCTTCTGATGCTGCCAGTTCTCCAAAGGCCATTTCCTTTTTGCCATAGGCTCCTGCCTTCGCTTTTTTACATTCATGCGTGTTACCTGCCTTTCTGTAGTTTGATATATCCTCAAAGCCGTTTCCGGCATTTGGGCGACAAAAAAGCGAGCATGACAAAGGGCAAAACGCCTGTTGTCCATAGTTGCCTATGAACCAATGTCATCCTCGCTGATGGGGAAACCCCCGAAAAATAAAAAAAGCCAGTAATATACTGGCCCGAATGGGCGCAGCAATACTACTGGCACAAATACAATCTTAACTGCGTGTGCAATGCAGGGCTTTGAGCCTTGCCGTACAGATACAAGATCTGTATCCCACATGGGGAACGCACAAAAATCAATTACAAGTACAGGATAGCACAATATATTGATTTAGTCAAGAATGAATATCTATATTTAGTGTTTCGAGCGCGTGCTTTTACTTTCTCAAAAAGTTTTTGAGAAAGCATGTAATGTGTGCAGAAATTCCTGCACCATTTTCCTATTTATAGGGCGTACAGATATAGCAGGATGTTCCATGCTGATCTGTACGCCTTTGTACTTTGAAAAAAGAATAACTCTGTTTCAGGGGTTATACAGGGAGCGCGGATAGTGTGCGGAGACTTTGTGTGCTCACCCACGGTTGAAATACTGCATAGCAGGCCCTGGCAATACGCGGCGGAAAGCCCCGGCGCAGGAAGTGACCTGGGACAGCTTACTTAAATATTTGGAATCGAACGCCTTGCTTTTTACTTTTTTGTTGATGTGGCGGCAGAGAAAGCGTATATGATATATGTAGGGAATCGTAGGCTTCTTTGTCGGCCACACAGAAAGGAGGCTATTCGTGGCTGATAAACAATTTCTTGAAAACACAGATCGGAATAATGCAGAAAAACGGAGCTATTCCGTTTCAGAGGCTGCTGAGATCCTGGGCGTCAGCAAACGCTCCATCTATAACCTGTGCGCCAGCGGAGCATTCAAATCTGTACGCATAGGGACTAAATTGAGGATTTCCAGAAAGTCCTTTGACGAATGGCTTGATGGTTCCGATTGATTTGGAAGGGAGCCTACAACTATGGCATCAATACAGAAACGCGGTAAGAAATATGCTGTTGTCTACACCTATGATGACTCAAAAGGTGAGAAGAAACAAAAGTGGGAAACTTTTATAACCAAAAAAGAGGCGTTGAAGCGGAAAGCCGCGGTTGAAAATGAGATCAATAACGGCACTTTTATTCCGCCCAGTGAACTGACCGTAAAAGATTTTCTGCGAGACTTTGTAGAACTATATGGAACCAAAAGATGGGGACTGTCTGTTTATGCTTCTAATAATGGCTTAATCAGCAATTACATTAACCCGTTGATTGGGGACGAAATTGTGCAGGACATCAATCGCAGGTCAGTGGATCAATTCATCCAGAAGCTGCAGAAAACGCCTCCAATCGAAACTCCATACAGACATGCACGGACAGACTTTGTTACGCCATGCACCATTGAAAAGATTATTAAGCTGATGCGCTGTGCATTTCATCAGGCTGTCCGCTGGGACATTATTGGTAAAAATCCGTTCGAGGATGCAATCTTGCCCAAGCGGGAGAAAAAGGTCAGAGCCATCTGGACTGCCGATATTATTCGAGATGCTCTCAACCACTGCTCGGATGGAAAGCTGTATGTCGCAATCAACCTGGCCTTTGCCTGCTCCATGCGGATGGGCGAAATCACCGGCCTTACATGGGACTGTGTTCATATATCAGATGAAGAAATCGCTCGGGATGATGCCTTCGTCTGGATTGAAAAAGAGCTGGCCCGTGTTGACCAGAAGGCTATCAACGCAGTTGGCGAAAAGGACATCCTCTTTGTATTCCCGCGCTTGATGGGCGGGAAGTCTTCCACGCGGCTCGTTTTGAAAAAGCCTAAAACAGAAAGCAGCATTCGTAAGGTTTGGATTCCGCGAACTCTTGCCTTTATCTTGCGGGAATGGAAAGAGAAACAGGACAAGCTCAAGGAGTTTATGGGCGATGACTATATCGACTACAATCTGGTTTTGGCGCAGGAAACGGGCCGCCCCTGTGAAGATCGGATTATTGGAAATCAGTTTGAACGATTGAAAAAATCCGCTGGTCTTCCAAATGTTGTTTTTCATTCTCTCCGTCACTCCAGCACAACTTATAAGCTGAAAATCAATAAGGGAGATGTTAAGGCAACGCAGGGTGATACCGGTCATGCACAAAGCGACATGGTTACCCAGGTTTACGCACACATCTTGGATGAGGATCGGAAGGTCAACGCCCAGAAATTCGAAATGGCCTTTTATGCGAACGCGGATTTGCGTGGCGTTGAGCAAAGGCTTCGCGCAGAAAGCGCCGCTGCTGAACCTGACTCTGAAATTCTGCTGAAGCAGTTGGAGGCTAAACCCGAACTCATGGATGCCTTCACGAAAAAGTTTGTTGAGCAGTATGGAGAACAGATTATGAACCAGTTAGCAAAAAAACTGATTGGTGCATAA